CGCCGACACCATGTCCTCTGCTCGAGCCATTCAACACCTGAGTGTAAAAGACGGGGGACGCGACGAGAAAGGGAATCGCCACGCCCCCCACCAAACAAGGATGACTAAGTTTCGCCGACGAGTGATGCCAATCCAGCGGTCGGAACCTGCGCCGTAAGGCGCATCCGGTCGCTCTCAGGCGTCTTCTCGTACTGCGACAACGCCGCTTCTCCGAGTAGGGCGATTCCCCCCAAATCGACCAGCGTTTCGGTGCGGATCGATATCGTCTTTTTTTGCGCATCGAGATGGTCTCGAACCGCAATCTGCACGCTTTGCAAATCGCACAACGGGACGATGCCATCACCTGTCGTTGGAGCCATGATTCACCTTTTTGAAATGGCGTTGCTTAATTTCGATTGTCAGGGATTCGTTAGCTGCCAACCGAGTTAATCCAGCACTGCAATGTTGTCTGAGTGGATGAAGTTAGTTTTTCGGCGACAAAGATTTTGACGTCGCTGTCACCACCACCAGCAACCTTGACTACTTGATTCGTGAAGTCGTAGTCGACTTCGGTTCCGATGTTCACGGGATACGAACCCGTGAACTCATCCGCAACCATATCCAGGACGCGAATCCCAGAAACGTCGAGACTCCCCTTGCTGTTTGCCGGTATAGTCACGTCTGCGACTCCGATAAACGTTCCAATCTTGACCGCATTCCCAGAGGCCAGCTCTGTCGGCGGGGTGTAGTCCACCGACCGCCCCGAAGTTGATTGTGTCGAACCCATTATTTTATCCTCAGTTCGTTTTTTTAGAGATGATTAAACTACGCACCCGGAGAGTACACGCCTGCTCGCGGATCCTGCTTGGCGACGCCCCAATCGTGATAAGCACGCCACTGCATGCCCAGCGTATTGAAATCGGTTTCAGCGTTTTCAATCACCGGAACTTGACGGCCACGGAGGAATGCTACCTCGACGGCGGCAACATCGGCTGTCGGTGCAGCGAACAACCACCACTGCGTTGCCGAAGCGCCTGAAATGCCAGAGTTATTGACATACGGAGATCGAACAGGTCGGAATTCGCCGAAGTACTCGTTCGAAACGCGAAGCTGCTCGGCAGAGGTTGGGTCACCAACCACGTTCACCGTCGTCATCTCCAATAGATTCTTCGCGTCACGGTATTGATTGTGTGACGTCAACAACACAGATGGAGCCAAGTCGATTGGATTTCCGTGCTTGTCCGTCTGCCCCCAAAACAGAGCTTCGGCACTGCCTAAACTCGAAGAAGACAGAGCGGAAGACGAGCCAGAGCTCAATGCGTTTGGCAAGTGCCCGTCAGCTGACAATGAGGCAGACGCATTGAAGAATGAGTCCGTGTTGTCGAGTAGAGTCGTGAAGACGCTTCGCTCGAGCGTTCGGGCCGCCATGCGTCCAAACATCGACGGGATTTGCAAGAATTGGTTGAGGTCGTCATTGATCAGCATTTGACGCGTCAACGCCATCATGCGAGCAAACGTATCCACTTCATTTGTGTAAGTGTCTTCGTCCAGCTCGGTATGCTTGACTTCGCCGGTCGGGCCGATTTCGTCGAGCAAGCCTGGAGTCGTCACACGGTACTTCGTGTGCGATTTAAAATCGTTGTGGCTTGCGATACGAGCGAAAGTCCGGAAGACGCTTGGCGTCTCGTTATACGCGGCGAGCAATGCCTTGTTGGCGAGGTTGCTTAACGTGCCAGAAAGCGAAATGGTCGAGAATCCGCCAGCGGCTTGGATTTGCCGATCAGCGTTGAATGCAGCACGAATTGTATCGTTGCCGAACGCTCCTGGGGAGGAATGGCCGCCCGACGCGCGAATGACCTGGTGGCACAGATATTGTAGTCCAGCACCTTCTGGGAGCTTCTCCGCAGCTTCGACCTGCTTCGGCTCATAATGTGCCAAGCAGTCGTCGCCTGTCCATCCGTCGTTCATCAGCATCCGAGCTTCGATCGCTGACGATGCCGGCATCTGATCAGATTCGACATGGATGGCGGGGCCGCGAGAATAACTGGCTCGCAACGCCTCAAGCTTGATCTTGTCCTCGCCCCATCCGTCAGTAATCGCCTTTGCGGCCAGCTGTGGATGGCTCGACAGGTGCTCTTCCACAGCGGCAGATCGAGCGTAAAATTCAGCTCGCGACTCAGCGAGAGCTGCAATGTCGGCGTCGACATCCTGGCTTTCATCTAATGCTGCTAGGTCTGTGACAACCTCAGCTTCCTCTTCCGCCGTGTCGTTGTCAAAGCTGGCCTGTAACAACGTGACCTGCTCGTCACTCAGTTCGTCTAACTCGAAGCCCTTTGCTTCAAGCCACGTTTGAAACTTACTCATCTGATTATCTCCTGCCGCGACTCCAGATGTGCGGCTATCAGCACCTAGTGATACAAAGGACGCTTCTTTCAGCGTCCAACTCTTAGCGACGAATAATGGACCCGCCATGCGCCGACCATTAACCACCACTGTCTTGTCTTCCGCAACATATTGTGGAGCACGATTTAGATTCGCGCCCACTGATGCCTGCCACGGAAAGTTGTTTTTGCTGCTCGCGACGACCTCGTGTGCGTGCTCGTTGGCGGCACTGATCGAGCCGTGAACAATCAGACGATTGTCTTTGACATCCACGCCCTGCGAGTGACCTACGACGCGAGTTCGATCGTGATCACGATGGATCGGGATCGACGCACTGCCGACCTCCATTCCTTTTAAGTCGAGCACGAGCGGCTCAGATTCCGTCCACCCACCGGGACTCATCGGGGCGCCGGAGTATGCCACCATTCGAAAACGAGGCGTTGATTGCTCTTCTCCTTCAACGCTCTCGGCAGCCTTGAACTCGACCGCCTCTGATGACTCGATCGAAATGTCTCGACCGGTCTTCATCGATGCGCGAAGTCGACGACCAATCGCCCGAAGCTCATTCCGCGATTTGTGTTTCTTGCCCATTGTTTTGATCTCCCGGTGTCGGTGCCGCGATTGCGTTTCGTTGCGCGATCATGCTCCGTAGCTGCTCGTAATAGATATCGAGATCCACCTGCTCTCGCTTGGCCCAGTCGTCATCGGTAAGGTGTCCCATCGCCCACCGTATTTGGTCTGCCTGTGCGGCCTTAACTTCATCGATTGGTCGTCGCGGCGGGAAAATCCAGCGAATGTTTTCTCGGATCGGAGTGTCTGGTGACGTCGGCAGGTATCCAGGTATCGCGTTTGCTTCGGCGAGCCACCAATCAAACACCCGGTCGAGCACCACCGACGCGCACTCGGATCGCTCAACGTCGCAGTTATTCCAATACAGCAGGTAGTCGAGCCTACCAGATGAGAAGTTGTAATCTCGCGAGCTTCCGCAAACGATGTTGAGAGGCATCTGCACCGCCCGACCGATCTCCTTCAGGATCTGATCCGAGAATTCGCCGAACGTGTTAGTAGGTTGCTCGGCGCGGAATTGATGCATCTTCCAGCCCGCCGGCAACGTGATCATTGCCCGTCTTTCTAGCGATACGTCGCCAAACTCCTCGACTTCGTCTGGCTTTTCACCAAACGCTGGCGCGTCAGAATACATGACGGCTGAAAGGTCGGCTGCGACCTCAGCGGCAGCGATCGTGGCCAGTCGATACCTGCGCAGCTCCGCAAACAAGGGGAGCGCAGACGTGAACTCGGGGATTCCTCGCTGCTGGTCGGGACGCATCTTACGGAACCAATGCACGACGTCATCCGCCGGAATCGTGTCCGCATCGAGCGATGCCTCCCAACTCGTGTCTTCGCCGGGATGGTGCTTTAGTCGCGTGTATGAAATTGGGTTACGCGCATCGTCGAATCGAATTCCATCGACGGCATTCAACTCGCCTTGATCCCATGCGGGATCGGTCCATAAGTCTGCCTCCGTCAGAAGTATATCGACCTGCACGAGCGACCGAAGTCGAGGATTGTTGATGCGCTGCATGAAAGCTTCGCCATCACAGACCTTGGCCTCGTAGAATAATCGCAGCTTGCGATTTAGCTCGACCGCCTTTGACCACTCGATCCAGCGCCGCTCGACGACCTGATTAAGTTCCTTGTTGGGTGTCACCACCTGTAACTGTGGCCCGACTCCTACGACATCGAATGCCTTGGCGGTGAGCATGCCTCGTGCAAAGGAATTTGACTCATGGCATTCGTATCGACTCCGGCTCCTGAGGCGCTTGCGGATCTCGGACGTGTTAGCGGACGTCGGACCCCGGAAATCAGCCTGCGACCAATACCGCTCTTGTTCCGGACTCAGCTGCGCTGCGTCATAGGCAGCAAATACGCGTCGTGCGTAAGCTGACCTTACACGTGGATTGTCCATCGAGAATGTCGACGGCACACGCTGCTCTCTGTGGGAGGTCTCAAGTGCCTTGAGCGACCGCAACACTGGGTCCGGTGAGCTATTTCCAGCCATCACTAATCGTCCCTGGCGAGGAGAATTTCTGGAGACGGAACGGCCTTGACTCTTTCGAGGCGCCGGCCTGCATGTAGTTTAGAGCTTGGATGATCTGGCTCACGGATCGATTGACCGTCGTCAGTCCGTCAACCGAAACAGATTGCGTACCCGAAGATAACGCTGCAACCATCTTGTCGATCTGTGCCTGGGTAAATTCTGCCATGTCGTGCCTCCAACGGAGGATGATACGGGACACAGGCTGGATCGGTAGATCAGAGAGGAGACTGGTTTCTACCTGTAGAAACACTTTCTCTATTTTACGGAGTTATTTGCAATATTGAGGATTACGCCATGAAACAACGCCATCCAGACCAGCAATAGCGGTAAGGCTGCCGCAACAACTCTCCCCAAGAACGCTGCTCCACCAAGTTTCACGTAGACACCGTCCCGCCTGAGATTATCGACTAACAACACAGCATCCATCCTGCGTCCCGCATCGTGTATTTTCATCATCTGCTCAAATAGCATCCGATTCGCCTCGCCCTGAAATTCGTCGGGCCGAACAAGCATGGCCACGTCCTGCAAGATGTCAGGGCGCAGGATGATGCACCCCAGTACTCCCATTTCCACGTGTAGGCGACTATCCATGCGAGCATCCCTGTTAAATGTCTGTGCCGAAGGATTTGAACACGTCTTCACGCATGCCCGTGGTCCACCTGCGAATCAATGTTTCGGTGCCTCTGTCTGAGCAAAAGCTCAGGTAGACGGCGTGTACAACCTTTGACTCTTCGCCGTCTAGATCCCCAGCGCGATTTGCTTCTTCTGCCTCATGGATAACAGCAACCATTGCGTCGTATTCGTCCGCATGCTGGTGATATTCGGCGCCGCTTTCATACAGATTGATCCACGTGTCTACGGCCTGAAACAGTTTCCTCGCTGTGCTTCCGTCGCTCATCACCTTACCTCCTGTCCGAACAGCCATTATTGACGCGCGGTGTCACTTGGTGACACTTCTCCGGAAAGTATTCATACGTGCGGGTGTGGAAATAGTTTCCGGAAACCTGTCACCAAGTGACACCGGTTATCAAACGCAACATCAGAGGGAAGTGTTATATGCAATTAGACGTTAGTGACAGGTTGGGCAAGCAAGAACAATACATCACATTTCTATTGTCGCCCAGACGTAGTGGCAGCGGCGGCAATGGCGATACCGCCTGGTGACGACTTCATCGCCAGCGGGTCGATGCAGAGTTCGGTCGACCGTTGACTGATCATGTCTGCATCGTGGGCACTTTAGTCCGCGACTTTTTCTTGGCAGGTCTTCGTTTTTTATCGTTTTTGGGTTCCCCTGCCTCGGCATTTTGGCGCTCCCTCGGTCTCAGCTCCACGACACAGTCTTTCGATTGCGGTCGGTGGATCACCGCCGCCGCGATATAGTCTTGCTCGTCAAGCTTGATTACATCGCCAACAAGAATCCTCGCATCATACGCGGTGGTGATGCTTATCTCTCCGGTCGGACGTATAAACGTAAAATTCATCGAAACCTCCCCTTGCCTCGCTTGATTTGCCTGGCCCTGCGTCCCTGTGGAACGCGATCATTGTCGTGAGCTCCTGGGACAGCGCAGCCCTGCCGAGATAGACCGACCAAGGCGCCGACCAAATTGTCGAAGAAGTGATTGTCGGGCTTGCCGGGCAGTGGATCCCATTCGTCGACCGTGTTTCCGTCAGCCGTCACTCGAGTCACCATCTCGGAATTGCAATGGTCTGCAATCATTCGGTGTCGTTCTGGCAACGTCTTAAAAAGCGACACGGAACCCGCTCCGGTTGCCGTCTTAAGGCCAACATGCAGCTTTGATTTCCAGTAATTTGTGTTGTGATTAATCCATTTTTGCGACGGCATGTTCGGCTTTGGCCCCTCCTGCCACTCGTGGCCAAGCCGGAACCCAGGCTTCCTCTTGCGCTGCCGCATCCGCTGATCCTTAGCTTTTACGGAGATACCCTTCAAAACATTTACGATCGATCGATGCACGCTTTCGCGGCACGCGGAAATCACCGGAGTCTCTTCCCAGCCGCAGTCGACAAGAATCTCATCGACCTTGAGGTCGACTCCGTCTTCGCGTTTGATGACTGTTGTCGCGATCAATGCAATCAAGTCCTGGATGCCTCGATAAAGGAGTGAATCCATGTTTTCCTGTGATCCGTAAACGTCCGCAAACGACTTGATCGAGTCGCGATACCGAAAGTGTGTTCGGTTTTGATCGGGGAATGTGCCATAGTCGAGGACGGCACACTCGAACTCCATCGATGATCCAACGATCGCGTAGTAGAGGCATTTCTGCTGAACATCGATGTGTGCGGCAATCTTCGACGTGAAGTCTGGCGCTACACCACGTTCGCAATGGTTCTGCTTCACGATGATTTCAGGCGGCGATGCAACCAACACTTCCGAGCTCGTTTCAGTTGCCGGCTCGTTTTGGCATTCCGCCGAGAAAGATGCCTCATCCCGAAGCTTACGATTCATCGCGTGTTGAATCGCAGATAACTCATTTTCGTCGTAGCGGGCGGGCCACGAGGCTTTCGCGCCCTCATCCATAGCATCGCGATTATCGCGATAGAAATCTGTGGCCTCCGTCGTCGGAACGTCACGACGGATGCAGTCACGACGGATCTCCGCGTAGCGATCCCAAAGCGATTCGTTCGTTGGCATCGACTCGAGCATCTTGTGGCGCTCACCGTGGAACTCAGGGTTCACCTCGCGGTTCAATATTTGGTCTGCAAGGTCGTCGCGATGGATTACCGTGCAGGGTACAAGCAACGCGAACGGTGCCCCAGGGCCGCCGAGGTAGCCGACGTCACCCTTCAATATGCTGAGCCTCTGAAGGTTCTGGCTGTACGACCTTGATGATTCGGATGTTGACGGATCATCTGCCACGCCGAGGTCAGGCCGCAGCGTCTCGAGCTCGACTGTCGTGGACGACAAACCACGGAAGGCACCGGTTATGCCGAATGCCGAGACACGAGACCCAGAAACCTTTCTGTAAGGCCATCCGTGCGGAGTCGATACAGTTGGCAGCACGAAGCTGTCTCGTTTCAACTCAATCGATGTCAGTCGGCCACCAATGTGCTGTCCCTCTGCCTTTCTGGCGGATGGGCCAAGCGACACGAATGGGTGACAGACTTCCGGAAAGTCTTGCAACAGTTTTTTGTTTTGCCTCAACTGGAGATGAATGTTTTTCATCCGTGCGAGCCCTGCGTCCGATGTTGCCCCGATCAGCACAGGCCATCGCTTGAAGCCATGAAGCAAGACCCACTCCACGATCCCTTCCGATAGCTTCGATTTCCCGAAACCTCGTGACACCGCGTACGCGAACCATCCGCCGTCCTTCACTACATGCTCGGCAATATCGATAAACCGATAATGGAAATCAGCGAATGGTAATGTGAACGTCTCAGGGTGATACGACTTCAAGTGGAAGGCCAGCGATTCCGAAGCTTTCTTGCGCCGGTCGTGGTCGATGAGATGCCAGGCCGGCTCGCCGATGTCCTGATGCCGACGCGTGTCTTGAGCCGACCGAAGCGCCTCGCGGTCAGCTTTCCTCGACCCTCGCGTCGTCGGCCCCTGCGGATCCTGCGAGAGGGTCGTCAACACCAATTGTAATTCCGAGTCGGTCAGCGACTTCAGCGACTCGATTTCGTTCTGCGTCAGCGACAATGTGGACATGGGCATGCGACACGGACGACGGCTGCCGATCCTCCTCGAGCTGTATTTGCATTCTGGTGTATTCGAGTAACAGCTTCCCTGCGGCCACTCGATCCCGTGGCGAATTTCCTCGATTGCCGATGATCTCGTAAATGTCTGAGATTGCGGACTCTGCCGTTTCCATCGAAACCGAACCTAGCCGCATATAACGCGCGACAGTCCGAGCGTCACGACGGACGTGATTTGGATCAATTTGCACAGGCCCCCTGACCCCCGAATCATCAGCCGTGACAACCGGCTTGGCCTTTCTTCTTCCTTTCTTTTCTTTTTGTGGGGTTTGGCTTTGAGCGGTAGCGTTGTGCCGGCGATTCGACTTTTTTCTTTTTTTTCTATTCATGCCTGATTTTACCGTATTTTGGCCTGGCGGAAAAATGTCGGGTCTGGTCACATCCGGCGGCGGCCCTGGCCAAAGCACCTGCCGGGTGGGGGCAACAATACAAATTATCCCCAT